CATCTGCGCAAACACAACGCCTGAATCATTGCGATGTCATATTCACGTTGGATCGCATCGCTATCGACTTGGAATTTTACCTCGCAAGGCCGTGCAACGGTGGCTGCTTGACTGTGTGATCAAGCCCATGCACCTGTGGTTTATTGATGATGACCCTTATTTATGGGAACGTGTTGAGATCGCCCACGCCAGGCGCATCGACTCGGGTGTTTTCGGTTTTCTCCAAGAAGATATACCTGTTTCTATCTACAGGGCGTGCAACAACTTGGGTGTAATGCATGCTGCAATGGCCAATGAAGTCAAATGGACGTGCGATGGTTTGGTGGACGCGATGCGGGGAATAGACAATCATGACACGTGGACGCTATTGCAAAACTCGTTTGACCAGTACGTGCTCCACTACTTCAAGTTGCCAAAAGAAAATGGGTTGACGGCTCACCAGATGCACGAGCGCGGGATCGAATTGCGCGCACAGCAAGAGTTCCTGGCCAGTGCCATGGACTTTTATAGCAGTTGACAAGAAACAACAAAGCCCCGGTCGATCGACCGGGGCTTTGTTGTGTTCGTTGCCGAACCCGAATCCGTCTAGTAGTTATATGAGATCTTATCCATGCGCGCGGATCGTGTCAAACAAAAAGCCATGCGCGTCAAAACAATACGCCTCTTGCATGCGCGTTGAGGTGCACCACCCGCCTTTAGCGTGATACCTGTCGGGTTGCGCCAGTGATGGCATCTGGATATGAACCACGCCGTAGTCGTCGAGCACCTTCATGTGGTGCAGGTGTCCGGTAAACGCATAGTGGTGGTTGCATTGACCCCACATGGCCTTGCCCACCTTCGCCATGACGGGCGTGATCTTGGCGCCCTTTGGACCATCGCCGTGCTCGAAGTACAAATGCGCCTTGCCGAGCATCATCATGTGCCACGGTTCGCACGTAGCCTCGACGACCTCCACGCCATCAATGCGCCTGTATGCTTCAATGAGCACGCGGTTTAGTGCCAGCGAGGTCATGTTGTCATGGTTGCCGCGCACGACGTAGACGGTGGTGTGACCGAGACTGCGCAACCGGTCGATGTATTCGATCGCGATATCACAACCCACACCAAACGCCTCATCTGGTGTGCATGCCATGTCCAGCGGAGTGCCGCGCGTCGTGGTCCCCCGTGGTGTATCGGCGTGAAACCAATCACCATTGAGCACCGCGACCACACGACGGGGTCTGCCACGCTGTGCAACGCGCTCGATCAAGCGCTCCGTTGTTTCCATCAGCGCGCGGTGGGTGTCTTCCAACCCCTCGCCATGGATGCCGAGCGCGCCAATGTGCACATCCGAGGCATTGAACAGCACATCGAAGTCGTCGGGTTGACCCGCCATCTGAAACACATGCCTGCGCGGCGGGTGCTGCTCGACGAGTTCCACCAGGGGCTTGAGGCGCCCTTGCTCAAACTCACGCCACTTGCGCGCGTCTTCCTGTGTTCTGCGCCACAGTTCCTTCTGCGTCCTGCGGTGGAGCTTCTGCGCCTGCATCATGACCATGTTCTGAAACGCGGCGTGCTCGGCATCCTCGTCGCCGATGGTCGCGGCGATTTCCTCATCAGTCAGCGGCAGGCTCGCGTGCGTGGTGTTGGTCGCGCGCAACAGCCCCTTGATAAACTCAGGCGTGAACCCATACTCAAGGGCCAGTTCATTGACTGTATCGCCCATGCCCATATTGCTGTATTTTTGTCGGATTGCGCGGACCAGCCCGCCATCAATGACGCCCTTGGCAGGCCCGGCGAATATGACATATTTGTCATCGACGTCATTGTAGAAGTAGTCCTCTTGCAACTCACGCACACCGGACGCGACCGGCGCGGGCGTATCTTTTGGAGGCATTCGCAAATCCTCTCGATCAAGGATGCGCTTGATCTGCTTGCGCACCGCGTTAGGTGTCGCATCGCAATAGCCCGCGTTGATGATCTCTTTGGCCGCGCCAAGCCTGGACAACTGCAACCATTCGGGGTGCTCTTCGAGCGCCTGCTGTACCTTCTTTCTCAACTTCATAACCACACCCACCTTCTTTCAATAGCCTCGCCAATGGTCACTTCCGCATATCGCAACGCGGGGTACGTGGTCTGATGGCTTGCCAGATAAACCGTGCCATTGCCCTCGACGCGCTCTTCCTTGTGTTGATGTCCACACAGGTACGCCACTGCGCGCGGCTCCATGATGTGCGCCATGGCCTCCGCGTCACGCAGTCGATGCCACGTGTCATCCCAATGCACGCGATGGTGCCCAATGACAATGGTGGGCGTGTGCTGGAGCAGCTGCGTCAGCGCGTACAATTGCCTCTTGCCCACAGCGCCGCGCGCGGTATCGGCGATCCAATCGCCCATGGTGCCCGCCATGGTGTCGAGCCCGACGATCTGAAGCCCGCCGTGGTGCCAGATGTATGGCAGGTGCCGCTTGGTGGGCGCCATCAATGGCCTGATGTATTTCTCCCACAGGTCATAGTCCGCATCCAACCCAAGCCCGATGTCCACGCCCTTGGCGCACAGGTCATGATTACCCGGCACAATCCAAAGGGGGCGCGGCAACAGGCGCTTGAGCAGCGAGGCGCACGTCTTGTACATGCGGTGACTGGTCGTCTCCACGAGATCACCGGTGATCGCGATCGGCACATCCTCGCCGTAGTTCGCGTTGATGTGATTGATGATCAGACCAAGGTTGCGCGCGTTGCTGTCCGCGCCGATGTGCAGGTCCGACAGGTGCAGTATGGTGGTCATGACTCCCCCGTTTGAATGGAGCTGGCCTCGTCTGCCAATTCCAGCATCTCGTCGATTTCAATGGTTGCCGCTGTACCCATGGTGTTCGCCATGCGGTCGCGGTTTTTTTGAATGATGTGTTTGAGTTGGTTGCGCTGGCTCCTGTAGCCCTCCATGCGCCCGCGCGTTTCCTCGTGTCGTCGCATCTCCACCTTGAGATCCACCTGCGCCTGATCGCGCTCGGCGCGGATGTCGTCCATTTCATCCTGCAAGCGCTTGATGGTTTCCTGTAGCGTGGCAATGGTCTGCGTGGTTTGCGCGCGCACGTCTGCCTGTGCGGCCTTCTTTTCCTCCAGTACGTGTTGAAACAAGCTGCTCTCTAGCGTGCGGTCCTTGTCCTTGTCCTTGGACTCGTCGCTGATTTCGGTGGTCTTCCTTGCAAGCAGCACGCGCTTGATCACGCCGAACCACTCGCGCCACGTGGCGAGCGCGATCAGAAACACCACCACCGCCCACGTGCGCGGATTGCTCCATGCGTCGGATTCAATGGCCTTCATGGCAGGCGGCGTTGTGGCGATCAGTGTCAGGGCATTTATTATGGTTGTTGCATCAATCACTCGCATCACACACCAGTCCAATGCAGGCGCAGATGGCCCCCACGGACCATGCCCCCACGGCAAAGCCCTGCCCCGTATCCATAAAACTCAACACAATGAGCAGGACCGAGGCGAGCGCGGGAATATACAAAAGCACCCTGACGGGACGCCATGGCATCACGACGCCAAACAGGGCGGACAAAGCGCAAACCACGCGGATCAATCCCCCTTCGGGGCCAGCGATACCTGTGATTTTGATGATGGTGGAGTATGCTGCGAGCGATGGCGGGGGCCACCACAGCATGCCAAGGAAGCCCGACAGGTAGAGCATCCCGATTGGCACGAGCACCAAAAGAGGCAACCCACGTCGCATCACCTGGCGCAAATGAGGCAGTCTCATTTCAGAACCTCAATGGCGTCATTATGGTACGCGGTGAATTTGATCAGGCGATCAGACCCGCCGTACATGCGCAAGTTGTACGGGTTCTTCGATGAGGTGTATGCGCCGCCTGCGTTGTATGCCGCCTGAATGATGATGGGGTCCATGTCCCATTTGTCGCCCAGGATCTCCATGTAGCCCGCCATCAACATCAGCGACAGCGCGGGTTGATACAGGTCATACACATTGATCGCGCGGTCCTGCTCGTACAGGTTGCCATTGACCATCACTGCCGGGTTGATCTTGAGGATGCCTGCCACGTATCGCGCGGTACGCAAGAGCGTCTGCCCAAGGCCCGCCGATACCTTGCTGGGTGTAGCCTCGTCGGACTCATAGCCCGGCTCATGGCGAAGACTCACGGGATCACGACGCAAGCGCGAACCCTTGAGTCTGCCCGATTCGCACAACACCAACGCGATCATCCATGGTAACGGGATATTGTATTCATTGGCCGCGCGGTGCAGTTCCTCGCCGAAGTCCTCAAGCAGCAACTCGACGCTGCGTGGTTGCCCCTTGGTGCGCGGGCAGTTGTCCCCGTCGAGCGTCAGGTAACGCGCGAGGTCGTCCGTGGCGTGATCCAGACCGTCCTTGAGTTCGATGCGATCGTCGCATTTCAGGCGCCATTGTGCGCCCCCTTTGTGTGATTGCCACATTAGAAGGTACTCCATCGCGAGGCAGCCAACGCCACCTGCGTATCTGTGTAAAAGTGTACGTTGCCCGACTGCTCTGGCGGATCGGTGTCAAGCACCACATCCGAGAAGTCAGGACCAACGGTGATGTATGCGGATTCTGCTGCGGCCTCGGTGACGGCATCCTGTATCGCGATCAACTGCGCCTCGGTCGCCACGTAGCCCGTGGAGAACAGGTCTTGCAGCACGCTCACCACGCATGAGACGCCAAGGTCTGCGTTGATGTCTGCCGCGAATTGTTTGAGGTCTGCCTTGAATGATGCCTTGCTGGTGCTCGCCTTCGCGTCCGCCTCGCCGATCTGGATCTTGAGGTGCCGGATAGGTGGGTCCATCGTGGCGGGGTCGTATGTGGCGGGGTCAAACCCCTGCGATACGAGCACCGCGCGGACCAACTCATCATAATACCGGACGCTGTAGCCATACCCGGCGGCATCCACAGGCGCCGTCTTGAGCCACTGCGAGATCTTCGTGGAGCCGATCGCAAAACGAACCATGCCCCACGGCCTGCTGTTGCTAGTTTGCTGCGTGTTGAGATATTCGGGTATCCACCCCTCATCATACGCGGCGCCCCATGTATCGCGCTCAGTCCTGCCCACCATCAACGCCATGGGCGTCGGGCGGGGATCGTACAGGCCGATGCTGTTGTTTGCGCTGTAGTTGTGCTTGTTCTCCGACGAGCCCTTCATATTGGACTGACCCACGCCTCCATCACACGTGCCAACGGACACGTAGGGGATCTGGGTCAACCGGGTGCCGTCATTGGCCTGGATTTCCAGCGTGCCGGTGCCCACGCTTGCGGGGATATCGACGGTGAACTCGCCACCTGTTCCACTGATGTCATGCCAAGTCTCGCTGCCCGTGATGTTCAGGCGCGCCTTGAGGTTGGTCATGTCGGCAGTATATGTGCCGGTGATGCCTCGGACCCAACCGTCTGACCCCGTGGTATGGTAGACGGCGTTCGATTGGGGCGAGGCGATCAGGGGCCGGTCAACGTAATGCCTGTTTGCTCGGAGATCCATGTCTCCAGAAGCGCGGCCTCCGCCTCAGTCAAGTCGCGGATCTTGAACCACCCTACGCGCTTGGCGCGCGCACGGGTTGAGCCGGTGTATCCAGAAAACTCTCGCTCGGTTTCACCCGCGACGTAGTCGTGGATATTGGCTGCCGTGTCGATGACCTCGCCATCGAAGCGGTGGTCGGTCTTGCTGTTGGCGTTGTCCACGTGTTGGATCAGGATGTGGAGGTCTGTGTCTGCCACGGCCTTGACTGCGTTGTCGCCATTGTGGAAAAAGTCGATGTTGTATGGGCTGCTCGTGCGGATGAGCACCGATGGTGAGAACGTCGTATGCTGGTAGAGGTAGCCGCCCTGCGTCAACGAGGTGCGGCCAAACACATCAACGAAGCTCAGGTCATCCCCGATCGCCACGGGGGACGTGGACTGTTCGTAGGACGTCCCGCCTGCCACAAGGAAGTAGTCCGGGCCGCTGCCACCATCGACCAGCTCGGCACCGGTAAACACACTCGTGTGATAGTCCCCGCCTGCATAGTTGCTGATCTCTGGCATGGTGTCGCCGTAGGCGATGCTGCCCGTGCGCTTGTTGGCGGACACGTTGTCTGGCGCTGTGTTTGGCCCCTCGTATGGTGCCCACGCCCAATCAACCATGCGCGCGCCAAAGTAGTCAAACGGGTCGAATCCGCCTCCACCACCCCCTCCACTCGCGCCGCTTATCTCAGCGGCAAATGATCGAATGACTGGCATGGTTGCCTCACTTGAGTATCAGGGCGATCTTCGCCGTACCGCCGGATGATGCGCCTTCCTTGATCTGCACCTTGATTTGCGAGCCGCGCACGGTGCCGGAATACACTGACTGATTGCCGTCCGTTGTGGTCACATCTGTCTCCGCTTGCAACTCACGCCAGGGCATGGAGAAGTGCGCGCGCGTGAGCACCTTGATCTTGACATCTTGCGTCTCGGCCTCCGCTTCAACCTCCAGGCTGATGGCGAAGTCACATTCAATGGCGGACTCCGTGTTTCCATCCACGGTGAACTCAACGTCTGCATAGCTCGACGTGGTGGCGACGTCTGCTGCATATAAAGAAGTGGCAGCCGATTGAACTCGACTGCCACGGGCTTTCTTTCCTGACATGATGGACCTCTTGGGTTATGTGCCGTCCGGCAATTCGGACGCGCTGATGTAGGATTCATAGACGAACGCCTGATATAATGCGGCGCTCGTGGTGTTTGCCTTGACTTCGATGCTCACCAACAGCACGCGCGGGTCACTGCCTGAGACACCGCCCGCGTCTGCCTGCGCCTTGGTGAGCAGAACGGACCCCTCGAAACGATCGACGGTGGACGACGCGCGCGATGCGGTGAATGTGGTGAGCGCGCTTGTGCCGCTATCAGGCGCGAACACGCTGACTTGCACGTCGATGTCTTTGCCGACACCCACGAAGACCAACTCATGCTTGACCGCGCCTGAGTCGATCATCTCGCGGGTCAAACGAATCACCCCCTGATTGAGTGTCAGGGGGTGGTCTGCGTCGTTATCGTCTGTGGTGGTGTATGAGCCGCTCGTGGTTTCAAACGGGTCATCGCCAGATAGGTAGATTGTTGATCGTGATCCGATCCTTTGGTAAATGTGGTGTTGACATTGTGCAGTATTGTGCCAATCATCTGCCTGTATGGGTTGGGCAGACATGAACTCGCCCGGCCCCACGCTTGGATATGTCGATGGTAGTGTTTTGCTCATGAGGTGATCATGCGAGTTTTAGTGTTGTTGATGTGTGCCGCCCTGGTGGTGGGCTGTGGTGAAGACCCCGAGCCAACCGAACCCGACGTGCGTGACGATTATCTGGTGCAGTTGACATGCGATAAGGACACGCCCGACTACCTGATGCAGCCCGTGTCATTCGACAAACTCTCGTTCTTTATGGGGCACCCGTTGCGCGATGGCGAACCCGTGCCAGAATCCGAACTCAAACTCGAATACTTTGGGGACTTCCACTACAAGGCGGATGGGAAGTGGACCCGTTGTGGCGGGCGCGATCCAGGCAAGCCCGTGCAGTTTGGTTTCAATGGGTACAACGGTCAGGGATGCAACCATCCAGACACCGCACCCGTCGAGTTGATCGTTTGGGTGCCTGCGTCCATGGATGGTCCCGAATCCATTGACCCCGCGTTGGGTTGTACGCCTACTGTGGAAGCTCCCAAATAGAGGCGCCCACCACTGTGATGAGCGCATCGCTGGTGTCCAAATCCGTGTCCGTGTTGTTGAAGTAGTTCGCTGTGTCACGCGTATCGTAGTCAAGGTGCAACTGCACCCGGCAGGGCAACTCGCCTGATGCGTCGCGGGTGATGTCCACCGTCGTCTGCACGAGCGTCAGATACGGGATGTCTGGCGCGAACAACTGACCCTCTTTCATCGCAAATCCATTTGCCGAGTCGATGCCCTTGCGCACCATAAACTCCGTGAGCAGCGCGGGGATCTGGCCCGTGAGGTCAAATGGCAAATGCTGCAACACAAGAGGAATGGGGTCATTGCCTGACAGTGTGTCGAGCGAGTTGCCAAGCTCGGTTGCTGTGCTCCAGTCCTCGCCGGTCTGGAGTTCGTGCACCTTGGCGCCAATGTTCCAGTGACCTTCGATGGATTCTTCCTCAACCAGACCAAACAATGAGCCTCGGTTGTAGATCGTCTGGTCAAAGCATGGCAGGACGTAGGCCATCACCAGCAGCGTGCAGTTGTCCGTGGATGGAAACACGTTGGCAGAAAACACAGCGGTGTCTGTTGCGTCGCCTGCAATCCGCGCAAACCGCGTGGTGTAACCGGTGGGCCAACCATCCTCGCTCGGTGCTGCCTGCCCGCGTGGTCCAATCCACAAGGGTTTGGCGCGCTTCTGGACCGCGTTGGTACGGATGATGTGCAAACCGGCGATCTCACCAAGCTCGGGTTTACCTGCTTCGAGTTCGCTCTTTGCCTGCGCGGTGGTGTCCTGAAAGGTTTGTTGCACCTCCAGGCCACGCAGCTGCAAATAACTCATGTAGTATTTTTGCACAGTCGAGGCGGCCACAGGCGGTGGGTATGTGACCATCCCCTCGTCGCTGCCGTAGTCGCGCGTCTGCATATGATCCATGCGCACGCCTGCATTGCCTGCGCCGGGCACGGTGTACATCGTATCCAATGCGCTGGTATTTGGGCGTGTGGCTGCGCTGTCCGCGTAGAAATTCGCGTCGCTGTAGAGAATGGGTCCACGTACATCACCCGAACCAAGCGAGGCAGATCCGGCGGTTGCATTGTTTTGCGATGGTGCGTTACCCCACAACTCAAGCGGTGCGACCTCGCGGAACTGCACCGCCGTGTCATAGCTCAACGCCACCTCGAATGGTTGAAACTCGGGTGTGTCCGCTTCTGTGTTGGCGAGGACTTCGATGTACTCTTGCTCGCCGGTCAGTTGCTGCGTGTCGAGGCGCAGCTTTGTGATGTAGCTGTTGGTGCCGCCCTCATCACCCACACGCCCGATGCCATGAATCGAGACCTGCTTGAGTCCCGGCTCGATTAGCCATGGCACAAACATGATCGTTGAGGTGTTGATGCTGGCATAAGGGCGGATATTGTTCTTTCCTGTGGCATCGCTCAAGTCGTTTGATCGACCGGACAACGGCGCCCACGACACCTGATTGCCCTGCGTGATGAGGTGCTGCGCGTTGGCTCGCAGCCTGTGTTCCAACCATGTATCCAACGGAGGACAGTCGCTCGACGTGGTATCGAATGATTCGTCATCGATGCCAATAAAGTCTGGCTCAAGCCCCTTGTTGGTGTTGAAGGCACCGCCGTAGATGTTGGTGCCGTAGATGTCTGCGTCTACCGTCGTGCCGTTCTCGTCGATCTCATCGTTGGCATCCGCGAGGTACGTGTAAGGCCGGCCGGTCAGGCTATAAATGGATGTGTTGTTGTAGCTTGCACTGTTGGCGAGGCGGACGATCATGCCCGCCGATGGGTCTGCACCAAACCATGCGTCAAGCTCCAGGTTGTTGCCTGACACATTGTCAACCGAACGCACAACCGAGCTTGCCCACTTGGCGCCATCGACGGTCCAGATCTCAATATCATCGCCATCGTTGAACGTCGCGGCATCCGATGCGCTAAATGTCGTGGCGTCCAACGTGATGGTATTGGTGCCGCTGTCCACCGAGGCGATCACGCCCGATGGTGCGCGCAGTCGAATGAACTGCCCGACGTGGTAGGACAGGAACAACAACTCAAGTGTGTACGTGCGGCGATCAAGGTCATACTCACGACCAATGATCATGCCCGCGAAGTCAATCTCGGACAGATCATCAACCCGGTTGCCATTGGCATCGACGATCCATGCGTCTTGCAGGTTCGCCAGGTCATTAATGCGAATGATGCGCCCGTGGTTGTAGTCGGTTTCACCCGTCGTGGCAGGGTTGCCCACACGCACGAACAGCCGTGGCACCGCGTCGAGGTTGAGTTGAAGCAGGTTCACGAGCGCGTTGGTGAGTGCGCCTGCCTGTGCGCCGGGCACGATGCCCAACGATTTGGGGTTGATCGCGGTGTAGTTGAGTTCAAACTCTCGCGCGTCTGCCAGTTTGGCTCGACGTGTGGAGCGCTCCGGTGTGCGCACGTTGACAGTGGTGGTCTGGCCTGTGCCTGCGCCGCCGACGTTCGCGACGATGCGGTCGCTGATTTCACCCATCGCGCGGTCCATGCGCAGCGGGCCGTCGATGTATGCGTCAATGCTGGATGTCTGAGCGGCCTGCCAATCAATCAGCGTGGGGAGCCTCAGTCGTTCAATGGTGAGCAATCCATCATTGGTGATGCTCAGGAAATAGCCGAACGGCTTGAGTAAAATATCTTGTATGGTGGTAAAAACATTTACGGTTGAGCCACCACGACCAAGCACCAACTGGTCGATGCACATGTCTGGTGTGTTGGCGATCTCGGTTTCCCATGGGGTCCACGAGATGTAATCCAGCCCCAACCCCCACTGTTCGCCCAGCACGTCATACGATCCGTTGTAGCCTGCGCCCGTGGATGTGAGCAATGCCAGCGCGATGGCGAGCGGGTGTGCGGGGTAGGTCAGATCTTCAGTGGAAAAGTCACCCACGACATTCGAGCCGCTGCCTGACTGGCGCCAGATGACAAACACCTCGTACAGTGAATCAATGGCGACCTCATCTTCGCCAAACGGATAGGGTTCAAACACCCATGATGCGTTACCGCCTGCATTGACCAGCCCATCACGTTGGACAAACTGGTGGATGCGTTCACCATTGACCTCCAGAAACACCGCGTCAAGCGAGGTATTTGCCTGCCTGAGTGTAGAAGTGTAGCCCACCAATGCACCCGCGATCGAGCGGTTGGGGTTGATGCGCATACTCTTGGCGTACGCGGTCAGGTCTTCGGCGCCCTGATTGATCTCGGCTGCGCGATAATCGTTGAGCACCTCGGAGGTCTGGATGGTGATGATCGTATCATCCATGCTGATGTTGTCGATGTGGTATCGACCCACGACTGTCTCGCTGCCATCTGCCTCGTCGTGTTCGATGACGGTGATCAATCGATCTGCCCATCCGGGCACGCGACGGTAAACACCATCGCCTGCGTCGTGTGCTTGCGCTGGTGATCCCCACAAGCCACGGGTACATCCGGTGTACACGCCGCTGCCAGAATCGGTGCCCAGCAAGATGGTTTCATCGCCAATCCAGATGGGGAGGTTATCCAGTGACACCGTGCCAATATTGACCGTCGTGGCGCTGTCGGTCAGATCCGCGCCCAACGTGTACGGCGCGCGGCGCTGCTCGCTCATGAGCAAAGGCGCCAGCGTGTTGGATGCGCTGACCTCGAAGGCCAAGGCGTTGGTGGTCACATCCCCGGTGTAGGGATTGACGCGAGTAGACGTGCCCTGTGGCAACGCGCGCAATGCTGCGCGGCCCTCACGGTTGGAGGATGTGTGCAACGCCAGATCGCCGCCAGAATAGAACAGGAACAACCCGTCTGTTTTGGTGGTATCTGTGCCGACGCCCTCAATGGCAATGCCCGTCAAAACTCTACTGGCCAACGTAGTCTCCAGCGTTGGTGATCACGCATGGCAGCGTGATGCGATAGTATTCACCGCCTGTAATCATCAGGTCGATGGCGTTATTGAAGTCGCGCGCGACTTCGATGTTTGCGCGCTTGACGACTTCGTACCCCTCGCCGATCACGTCGAGTGTGTTGGGGTTGACATCATGCACCACGATGATCGCGGCGCCGTCACCCCATGCCGTCCACAGGTCTTCAAATGCGTTATGCACGTCATACTGCGCAAGCTCGCCCGTGTTGGCGTAGCCCGCGTCATTGCCTCGCGTGGCGTACACGTGCGCGGCGGTGATGTGCTCATAGATGAATGTCCGAATGCGCCGGGTGCCCCGGTCTGTGCTGTAGGCATCGGCGTGCTCAGTGTACTCGGTCGATTCGCTCAACGTGCGCACAGGTCTTGATCGCTTGTCCGTCGCCCATTCCGGCGGCATCCACACACCGCGAATGGTATATGGCGAGTCGATCCGGTCGGAGCCATCGCTTGCCAGATAGCCCGTGTCCTCCACAAATCCCAGCGCGCCGGTCTTGTGGATGTCTGCAAACAACGCCATCTCCCACGCATCGGTGGATGTGATGCGAAGCCCGCCAAGGGTCTGCGCCGTCGAGGATGTCGGGGTGATCGCTTCGAAGGTGTAAGACAAGCCCAGCGCGCTGGATGTGCTTTCGGCTTCCATGGCTGCCTTGATCGCGATGTACAGCGAGGGGTAGGTGCTGTTGAGCGTCGCATCATTGTGGCAATAGTATGTGCCCGCCGTGATCGTCGTGGTGAGCAGCGTCATGCCGCCGCCGGGGTCTTCGCGCCATTCGATCGTATTGTTACTGGAGTCGATGGTGATGGGATACAACCATCTGTCCTGACCGTATGCCATCAGTTCCTCCGATACTTGTTGGATTTGAGGTCAATGCCACGGCGCTTTGCGGCACCATCGACCACGTCAAGCAGTTGATCGCCCGTGCGTGGGTCATTGCTCAGGTTGGTGGAGCGGTCGTCATAGAAGACGTTGATGGTGTTGCCACCGCCGAGGACGGCGCCCAACTTCTCCGCGAGCATCTCAGCTGACTTCTCGCGCTCATCCTTGACTGAAGGACCGCCACCGCCGCGCGAGCCGCCGCCGGATGACCCGGCAGACCCTGCGCCTGCTGACGCCGGTGCGGAACTGGAGGTCGCCGCAACCGTGGCATACATCGCCGATGCAGCTGCGTGCTGTGCACCGCCGAAGACATCGCCCGCCGCGAATGATGCGACCGACGCTGCCAGTTCAAACAGCGACAGGATGACCGCTTGCTCTTTGGCCGTGGCGCCCATCTGTTCGGCGAAGACCGCCGCCGCGCCAGCCGCCATGCTGAACGCCTGACTGACCGCTTGCGAGCCCGTGATCACGCCGGTGTTGTACTCGGCCTGCAACCTGTTGGCTTCTGCCGTGAGGTTGATCAAATGCTCGAAGCCTGCCGCGACCATGTTGACGCCATCGGCGCCCTGAACCAGCCTGCCAAGCCCCTGAGACAGCGCGGTCAATGCAGCGTTCTCGCGCTGCATCTGCGCCATGATGAGCTTGTTGCGTTCCTCTTGCTCTTTCTTCGCCTCTTCGGCGCGCTTCTTTTCGGCCTCGAATCGTTTCTTTTGCAGGTCTGCCAGCGTCTTCTCGTAATCGAGTTCTGCCTTGCGGGCCTCTTTCTTTCGCTCCATCGCGGTCAGTTGCTTGTTCGATGTGATCTCGTAGATCTTCAGCTGCAACTCAAGCGATGCCTTGCGCGTTTCGTTCGTTTCGTTGAGGATCGCCAGTTGACGCTTCGCCAGTTCATTGCGCCGCGCGAGGTCCGCCGCGTCCTTGCGTGCCTTGCTCAGGCCGCCGTCCTTCTTGCCCTTGGTTTGCACTGCCGCGCCAACGGTGGGCTTGCTGGCGTTCTTCTTGGCATCCAGTAGCTTGCGGTCTACCTCAATGGTCTTGTTGATGATGCGGTCCAGACCTTTATCGAATGCTTGGAACATGACCGAGTCGTCCTCTTCCAGTTCCTTGACCTGCTTGGTGATCGCTTCCATGTTCTTGAGGTTCTGCGTGGTGTTGGCAACACTTGCCTTGCCGATGGCGTCGAGGTCTTCTTTGACGCCCTTGAACACACCACGCGCCTTCGTGATCTTGAGCGCCATGTCGTCAGACACAAAGCTCGCCACGCTCTCGGCTTTCGCGAGAAACTTGTCAAAACCTTCGATGACCGTGGACAACGCGCCAGTGATAAAGTCCACCATGCCGTTGCCTGCGATCTTGACCATCTCATAGAGAAACTCATAAGCCAGACCAACGGCTTTGACCGCGCGGTATCCCTCGCCAAGCAGTTGGTTGGCGCCCTTGAGGATGGTCAGGAAACCACGGAACACACCGACGGCAAACAACACCCCATCGATGACGTACCGTTGCAGCGTCACGTGGTTCTTATCGACCCATGCCTCCACCGCGCGAAACGCCTTGGTGACAGGGCTGAGCACGATGGGGATGGCGCCGGATCGTTCGATCACGCTGCCCATCATTTGCCACAGATCGCCCTGTGCATCCTCCAGGTTTTTGATCGCGTTGAAGGTCGGGTTGGCGGCTTCTGCGACACCCGCGAATTGTGCGGCCAAAATCTCCTGCGCTTTGGCTGCACGCTTGGTGGGATCTACAATGGCATTGAGGCGCTCTTCCTGTTCCTTGGTGATCGAGGTCACGTCCTTTAATGGACCGATCTCGCCCTTCAATGCCTTGGCGTAGAGTTCCGCTGCGCTCGTGGTGTCGCGCTTGGTCTTGGCGGCGATGCCGAGGATGGTGGACAGTTCCTGTTGTGAGATCTTTGCATCACCCGTCAGCTGCACGTACTTGGACATGCTGCGCAGAATGTCCTCATCGCCGAACATCGTCTTGACGGAGAACTCGCCTGCCATCTTGTTGAGTTCATCGAACTCGCTTTGCAGGTTGTTGGCCTCGACGCCTGCGCGTGACAAGGAGTCGGCAAGGTCTGCGTTGACGCCCTCTTGCTCTTCCCATGCGCCAAGCGCCTTCTGACCGATTTTGTACAGACCTGCCATGGCGGCGGTTGTGCCCGTAATGGCGACAGTCAGAACGCCCAACACGCCACCGAGGACGGCGCCCCCGGCTGCCATGAGTTCCATCCCTTTGGCCGTCTTGAGCGCTTCGGCACCTGCGCCCTTGGCCTTGTTGCCCATCTTGCCGAGCAGCGCGCCCGTGGCGGCGAGCGCTTTGGATGCGGCATCCTTGGCGCGAATAACGATTGTGACGTCTTGTGCCATCAGGCAGCTTTATCCTTGAAGGTCTGGAGTTGTTTGCGAAGTTCGGGGTCTTGATCGACCATCACTTCGCCGAGATAGGCGCCGTAGGCGTGGCGCAGTTCCTCGGATGGGAGCGTCTCCCAAAAATCGACGCGCTCTTCTGCGTCCATCTGTGCCCAAGTCAAGGGGGCGCCATCGTCGTCACAGATCGGCTCGGTAAACCGGATGGTGTTCTCCGCCATGTATTTGGCGATCTCTTCGATCTCCGAGCCGGGAATCATCACGTCGTCGATGTCTGGCTCTTCGCCCTGGAGCAGCTGGCCCAACAGGATCATTGCCCGTTGAAAGTTCGGTGTGGCGTTGCGCAAATCCTGCGTTCGGGATGAGCGCGGCTTGCGCATCTCGACCTCAAACGCATGCTCTTGCGTCTTGAACAATTCGATAGTGCAGAACACCCTCTTGCGGCGATAGGTGTAGCCCTTGCCTTGCGTGGGTTTGGGTTGCACCTTGTTCTTCTTTTTGTTTCGTTTGCCCATCAGCTGATGCCCATCTTGCGGAGTTGTTCGTCAACCTCACGCTTGCGCTCGTCGCGCCTGCGCTGCTTTTCAATCTTGCGCCAGTGTTTGCCAGTGACGCGCTTCTCGATCTCTTTGATCTGGTAGACCCACCATGGCGCCGTGAGCACGGGGTCATCGCTCAGCACCGCGTACTTCTGCGTCCACTGGTAGACATGCACGGGGATGTCCGCGTATCGACACGCGACCTTGCTTGCGTCCTTGCTGCCCTCGCACACGGGGCATTCGCAGCCACCGTCGTATGCGATGTCGTAATAGTTCTGGATGTGATCGAGCGTCTCGGCAGGGATGGACACGCTTGCCTTGATCGCCTCCAGGTACTGCACCTGTTGGTCGATGGTCAGCTCCATGTCGATCCACTCGACGCGCTCGTCGTGGTCCATCCCATCGATGACCGTCACGCGCGCAAGAAAATCGAGCAGATGCGCAAGCTCAGTTGAGCCCGGCATCTGCCCCTTGCTTGTGACTTCCAGCAATGGTGCCAGCGCGAGCAGCGCGCCGTCCAATACGTCCTTGGTGGTCTGTGGTGGGTTGAAGTACCAGCGGCGCTCGTAGATGTCAGACCAGTGGCTCACGATGCGGCGAACACCATGGAGAAGTCGTTATCGCCTGCCAGCGTGGACCAGTCGCCATTGAGGAAGAATGGCACGCTGTAGCTTCGCATGCCGCTGGTGTCGCCCTTGGTGGGGTAGCCCAACTGGACCTTGTCGGCGGTGATGGTGATCTTGTCTGTGCCGTCGTCGAGTTCGATGACCATCTGGCCTTCCGTGTCTGCCGTGACCGCGCTGAACAACGTGGTAAGTTCGGCACCATCGACGAGTTCAAACGATCCGCCGATGCGGTTGTTTGCATCACGGGTGAGCAACACCTTGGAGACGTTGTTGGCGTTGTTGATGATCTCTTTTGTGGATGTGGTCCAGTTGAGATTCAACTCCAACTCACCGATATCGAACGTGGTGCCGTTCCATGTGATGGTCATGCCGGTGCAAACCATCGCGTCCTTGTCGGCGTACTTTTCCTCGCCGGTGGTTCGGGCAGTCGCGCTCGTGGTGCCGTCCTTGAGTTTGGAGACGGCCCCCGTGGTGGGGTTGAACAATTCGATGCGGTTGCTCAGCTCGCCCTGATAGGTGCCCACGCCCGTGAATGAGTACATGGCCTCCTGATTCAGGGCGAATTTAAACACGCCCGTGCCACGCACGCCAGTGGTGTAGGTCAGGCGCTGCTTGGTGTCTTCGAGTTCCTGCTCCCACATATAGACCGTGATGGCCTCCTGTGCGGCGGTGGCGGGGTTGTAAGTCGCGCTCGTCGAGGAAACGACCGTCTCCTTGAGGTTCATTGCCTTGAGCACGGGGGCGTGATAGGGCGCTTCATCGCCTGCGCCTGAACCCACGCGGGCCGTCAGGGGCACCTCGAAGGTCACGACGCAACGATCGCCCACCGTGAAGTGCTTGTGACCGCTGTGGCTGTTGCGAATGCGTGAGGCATCGCCAACCACGCGGGCGGGCACGATGTCGGCATCTTTGAAGTTTTGGTGGATGAGATCAAGGGCGCCATCGGTAAGGATGGTGTTGACGGCATCGGTCAGATATGTGGACTCAGACGCAACGGTGACGCGCTTGAGCCTGCTGGAAATTTCGCTGCTCATGGTGTGCTCATGGGAGTGGGCGCGTCAGTGGCGCGCTGGTGTTTTGGGTGATGCGGAAACTCATGCCTGCCAGTCCCATGATGCGGCGCTCGTCGAGATACAACGGGGTCGCCTCGTCGAGTGTCAATTCCACGTCAAGGATGGCGGCATCTGCCGTGCGTTCGCAGGCATATTTGTAGATGGTGTTGATCGCGGCGCCGCAATACAGCTCGCCGCGACGCTGGATGTATTCGGCCTCATTGAGCACGCGCCCGTTGTATTGCCACGTGGGCTCGCGCATAGATGGTCTGAACAGGATCACGACTTCGATGGGAATGGAGCCAATGACCTTGTATTCTTGCAAACCCATGGTCGTCGATTCGACGATCTCACGAGGCCCGCCCGTCCACACATGGACCGCCACCGGGTGATTGGTGAGCTGATCTTCTGTGATGTCGGGGTGGTCGGTGTAATAGGCATCATCGGCGGGCGCAGGGACCACGAGTTCACCGCTGTATTTTGCGGTGTTGAGCGCGCTGATTTCAGTCGCGTATTGTTCACGCAACACATGCACGATGCGGTCGATGGCGCCCTGCCGGGCAAAGGCCAGATCAATCATGTTTCCCATCCATTGCCCTGCTCGTCATTGCGGATGTAGAGCAAGAGCAGCTGCGCGAGGCGCGCCTGGTTTTTCTCGGAGATGACAGCAAACGGCCTCGCGGCGATCGGCTCACCAAACTGGTTTTTGCCAATGCCCTCTTGAAGCCTGCGCGCATAAGACAAGCGCGTGCCGAAGACGAACCCACCATCAACGCGGCGAAACACGTGCATGGTGTGTGACGGTTGGGTCAGCGAGGGGTAGAGTCGCTCACGTCCGCCGGTCCATCGCAGTAACGACATGTCACGCACGTATCCGGCTTTTACGAGCGCTTGTTTGTACGCCTTGTACTTCGTGTTGTACCCGACCCACTTCTTGCCCTCGCTTTGGCCCTGCGTGCGGAACACATCCTTTTGCCGCCGGATCAACCAACGGTGCAGCTTGGGCTCGGTCTTGCGCCATCCTTTGACGCGCTTTTCGATGCCCTTGAGTTCCGCTTGCGCCCCCGTCAGTCCTTTCAGTTCAATTTTCAAAACTTGTATGTGGTTCCGATGAACCGCTTCTTACGGCTTTGGGTGGTGTCCACATTCGAGCGCACGCGCGATGACTTGCCACTGATGGCGCGAGGGTTTGCTTTGTAGGTCGTGTAGACCTCAACCCACCGCTGCCGCGCATCATCACTCGCCTTCTTGCTGTGACCCAATGCGCCATAGCATTCGGCGACGGCATACCACTTGATGGCGGATGCAATCTGCGCTGTGGCATCATCGTCGAGGCTCGCGGCAGACAACCCCGCACCCTGGAGCACCCCCGCCATCTTGGCGGATGCGTCATCAATGTACGCATCAATGTCTGTGGTGCTCAGGGGCACGGTGGTCGCGCTGATGTTGCTGGCGTCAATGGGCAAATGCGCGATGACATCGCCGGATGTGACACCAAAATCAGTTACTGCCATTGTCCTTCACCGGCTTGGGTTCGGGCTTCGCGACAGGCTTGGACTCTTCGATGAGTTCCAGCATGCCACGGCGCACGAATTTCGCCGCCTCGTCGGAGGTCTTTTCAATGACGCCGCCCTTGGGCACGCCGTCGATCGACCCGGTTTTGACTGTGTATTTGAGCTTTTTCATGACTCATCACCCTCGGTTTTCTTTTGGGGCAATTCGGGTTGCTTTGCTTTGGGTGCTTTCTTCTTGGGCGCGGGCTTCTTTGATGCCTCTTGCTTGTCGGATGTACCACGCAGTTCGGGGAGCTTTTGAGGCACCTTGCCCAGACCTTCACACAAGCGCTTGAGCAGATCGCGGCGAGTGCCCTGATCATCCATGCGGCGCTTGCGGCACAGGGTTTGGAGCACGCTTTCTTTGGCGTGCAGCACCTTCTCGACGTAGCGTTCAGCGGTCAGGACGCGATCGCCCAACAGCTTGCCACGGCGGTGCCACCACGTGTCCGACACGTTGAAGACCTGCCCATACACAACGCGGCCCACCTCGACGTTGAGATAGGCCACGTTGCAAATCAATGTGACTTCAGCCACCTGGGCCTCCTCACGCGCCGGTAAGCACGTAGCCTTTTTCCTTGGTGGTGCGGACCTGATCACAGCTTTCTTCGTAGCTGATCTCGAAGCCACGCGCGGCAGAGATGCGCTCAACCTCGTGCTTGTTGACACCGGTTTGCTCAACCCATGCCAGAGCATCCGACCAGCCTGCCCACACAAGACCGTCGAACTGGAAGCCGATCGAGACGGCCTGCCCTTCGTTTGCGGTGTTGTACATGGACTCGCCGATGACAATGTTTGTCAAGTGCGGGTAGAGCTTGAAGAGCACGTCCAGCAATTTGCCGACGTTCACCGCGCCCGCGCTGAAGTTGCTTGTCTCCGCGATGATGTCCGGGTGCTTGACCAGGTCTTTGCGGATGTCACGACCGAGAAACAATGTGTCCCCATCGCCGATGGCGTCGAAGATCTGATCGAGGTCCACCAACGGCGTCGAGGAACTCGAAGACCATGCACCGTTGTTGACAGAGCCTGTCTCGTTCAGTGACGTGCTCGACAGGAGTGTCTGAGTTTCGGCGTTGACCTTGTATGTGGATGTGATCATGCACTGGCGCCCAAAGGTCTCAAGCGCCTTCATGTTCTTGTATCCATCCAGGTCGATGCGGATGTGGTCGGGCAGAATGGTGCGGCCCTGAAAGCGTTTGATCTTGTAGTCGAAGGTTTCGACATCGACATCATTCTCTTTTGAGACGGCGCCGGGTGCAATGCCTCCGCCCATATCAGCGCGGGCAAGCATCGATGCGCTGGTCAAAGCAGGGAGTGTGCCGGTCAAGGATGTGACAAGCTCTTTCTGGCCTGCGAGTTGTTTGATGACGGGTTCGTACTGACCTTCCAAGCCCTTGAACATGGTGCCGACGACTGACGCTGGCAGTGTATTTTTGTTGAAGCCCACGGCTTCCTCCTTATTTGCAAGAAACAAAAAAGGCCACCCGGATGGATGACCTCATTGTTGAATTGTTGTTGGGTTGGGGTTACGCGTCTTCTGCGTTGTAGCCTGGGAAGAAGAAGCACTCGATCACGTCGCCATCGGCGTCGGCTGCCTCAAGGGCATAGCCTGCGCAGAAGACGCCAGCGCCAGACGAGAACGTGACGATCTTTCCGGCGGTGGTTGCCATGATGCGGGCGTGCTTGGCGATCGAGGCGGATGCGGTCAACTTGACGCGTTGGCCGGGGAGCTTGCACGCGATGTTCTCGGTGCTGTCTGCGCCACTGGCGCCGGATGCTGCGAGAACAACCTGCGTTGCGGCGGTGGCGTGGATGACGTTGCCGGATGAGTCCTGGAGAAGTCGGTAGGGGCTGACGGTTGCCCCTGCTGTAAAGTTTGGATCGTTAGCCACTTGGGCCTCCTTTTACATTGGGTTGGGGTGATGCGCAGGGGCGCGCCTTATTCGAGACCAAGGTATCGTTTGGTCAATTGGGGTTGGTTCTTTTCAAACCACTCGACTTTTGCAGACATCAAAGAGCCGACGGCTTCTTCTGCCATGGCCTCGGCCTGTTCAAGGGTCAGTGGTTCGTTGCCTTCGCCGCCGCCAATCGGTTGATCGATCACGGGTGGGGCGGGTGCTTGCGATTGGTGGATGGCAAGCGTGCTGTTGTACAGCGAGGGATTTGCAAGTTTGAGTTGGGCAAGTTGGCCCACCGTGGCGTCGTCGGCTTCGGGCAGCGCGTGGCGTACCTCAAGCTGAGCGTCTTTGACGGCGAGGGTTTGTTTGAGTTCGGCGACCTGCTCTTGCAGGCTTTGCTCGACCTCTTCCTCTTCCTCTTCCATCTGCTCGACGGGTGGTTCAAGCAAGGCGAGGATGCGATCGAGTTTGGCTTCGATGGCTTGCATCTTGTCTTCGCCTTCCTCTTCCATCTGCTCGACTTCCTCTTGCATGTTTTCCTGATCTTCCATGTGCTCGACGCCCTCAGCGCCGGTTTTATTTTCGGCCATGGTGTTGTCCTGTGGTTGGTGTGTATAAAAGCCTGTCTCGCTGTGGGCGTAGACGTCGCTCAAAGGGGGTATGTTTTTTAAGTGGGGTTTGCTCACAAAGGACGCTTCTGACAGCACATTCTCTAATTCCTCGCCAGTGTGTTGGTGTTTGTACTTTGGGAAGAATGAAGCGCTGATGTAGAGCAGTTCGCCGCGCTCGATCATGGCGTGGATGTGAGCGGGCAAGCGCATGTCACACGCGATGCCTGCATCCGTGGTGTACACGTCGATAATCAGACCATAGACCCGACCGTCTGCTTCATGCTCGACGAGCAGCGCGGGGAAGTATTGCCCGCCATCGTTGAGTGCGTGGAACGCATGGATCATTTTGTCGGCAAACGACTGATCCACGGTGTACTTGCCATCGGGGTGTTTGGGGTGGTGTACGTCACCCCATGCCCACAGCAGCACGCCCTTGAGGTCCACGGTCCTTCTGGTGGGTTGGCTTTCTGCGTGCTCGACAGCCAACAACACAGGTTGTGCAGTAAGTTTACTCATTCAAGGCCATCCAATGCGTCAGGGGGCAAATCCAGCCGCGAGAGCACGGCTTCTTTGAGTTTTGGGGGGTATTGTGTAAGGGGTACATTCGGCAACAGTGATCGAATGTCTGCCAGCCACTTGCCGGAATCCTGCATGCCATCGATGCGCCAGACCCATTTGGGATATTCGACCATGTCGCCAAGCTCAGTGCGCACGATACGACGAGTGAGCTTGTCCAGGGCCACGCAGATGCGTCGGGCATAGTACGGTGCAGAACTCAGCGCCTCGCGTTCCTTGACTTCGCCAAGGGCGTAGGAACCGACCGCGCCTTGCATGCCCAGCAATGCCCCTTCGTTGTTGAATGGGGTGCGGATCATTTGATCGCAGTAGTCGATCAAGTCTTTGAACGATGGCATCTGGTTGGTCGGGTTGGTGGTCCCGATCCGAATGGCGCCCGGCAAGGTCAGCACGGTGGCGTCCACGGCGCTCATCTCTTCGATGACGTCATAGACATCGTCCATCTCTTCATCGTCGCCCATGCCGTTTGCGACCATCATGGCCTGTGCGGCCTGTGGGTCTTCGTAGACGTAGGTAATGGGCACGCCGTATTTCTCCGCCATGACAGCGGCGATCTGCATCAACAGTTGCTTAAACTGGCAGTAATGGAGTGAAGGTCGAATGGGGCTAATGCCCTCGACGTTGTTGCCCTGCGCGTTGACGTTGACGACCATCAACCGACAGTCACCCACGCGCGGGCCGGTGGCGGGTAGCGTGTAGGTTCTGCCGTTGCCGCCGACGCCGGTGGCAAACTCACAGCCGATCATCTGCGTCTGGCGCTCATTGAACTGCCATCGCTCGACGGTCGCTTGCTCGCGGAACTGGAGATCATGGACCCAACTGCGCGTCTTGCCGTGTGCCCAGATGATTTCAAAGGGCGTGAATCCAAACTTGAGGATGCCGGTGGAGGCATGCTCGACGAAGTTATCCCATCCGCCGTAAATGTTTTTGATGCGCGTGCCGTGGAACAACACAAGCTCTTGTAGGCGCGGCTCCATGTCCGGGTTGACTCGTCCGGGCATCTGGAGTTCAAACGTGCCCGCCACGAGTGTTTCGCAGCGTTCGTTCACCGCATCGAAGATCTGAGGCTCCGAGCGGTACAGTTCCTCGTACAGGCCGGGCTCGCCCCAACTGCCACGCACAAAATGGGGGTGGTATTCGGGGTTGGTTTCAACCGAGATCTCACCCGCCCATGTCTGCGTGCCAGTCGTGCCGATGGGCTCTTGCACGTCAGCGTGTGCGACAAGACCAAAGCGGCGCACCATCTGAGGTTGTGGCTTGTGGTGGATGGGCTCCACGCCGTACTTGTCCAACAACTCCAAAAATGTCTTGCTTGGTTTCAACGTCGTCTTGTTCGCCTGTTTGATTTGGCTTTGGTGATTGCAGGTTTGCGCGTCGCGGTCAGTTGAATGATCGCCTGACTCATCGCGTCCACCTGATCGTCATGCTTGGCGCGCGGGAACAACGCACACTCTCGTGTGAAGTCGAGCACCCATGGCGCGCCATCGGGGAGGTAGATGTTTTGGGCCTGCGCATACTTTGACGCGCTGACCGCGCGGGCATATTTGCTGCCGCGTGGGTTAACCGGGATGATGCCGGGGATCTCTTGCCGTAAGGTCTGGATGATCGCCGGGCCGTTCGCCTTGTCTTCAATGTAGATGGCACGCGCATACGGGTGTTTGGCGTGCATGTTCTTGATCGCCCGCACGGTCGCGGGAAAGTCGAGCTTGGCTCGGATCGAGTCAATCAGGTAGAAGTTGGCGCCGCGCCTGCCCCATACCTGACCCACCACGTAGTCGCTGTCGGACTCATCCTTGAACGCGCAGTCCCATGACTGGACCACCACGTCGAATTGGCCGGGCAACTCATCGTAGTATTGCCACCATCCGTCTTTGAAGAGGTCGCCGTCAGCAGGCGAGGGGTGTTGGTTGTGCTGTCCTGCGAAGTCTCGCGGCCCGAGGTTCGTCGGATCTTTGGCTTCGTCGAGGACGGTTTGCGGAAACTTCTGAGGGAAGAGCAGTTCGCCTTTTTCGGTGCGCGGATCTTCCCATCCGATGCCTGTCTTGCAGTGCCGGTCGGGGTCGTATTCGCTCGGCAAGCACAGGTGCGTCCAAAGACCTGACTCCAGAAAGTGCCCCGTCGGGTCATCCTCGTGCAGTCGCTGCATGACGATGATGATGGGGTCTGTCTCGGCATGATTGAGGCGCGTTGACATCGCCTTGCCGAGCCACTCGTTTGCCTTGGTCCGCTTGAGTTGACTGTATGCGTCTAGCGTGTTGAGCGGGTCATCGACCGTAATGCAATCACCACGGAAGCCCACCACCGCCGATCCAGTGGAGGCACACAGGCGCTCGCCGGTCGCGGTGTTTTTGTAGTTCGTCTTGAGGTTCTGATCGGTGGCCATCTGCCACTCAATATCGAACGTCTCGCGATACCAATCAGACGTGATGATATCGCGTGTCTTGACCGTGTCGCGTGTCGCCAAGCTCTTGGCATAGGAGCAACTGAACAAACGCCATGACGGATCTTTGAGCCACATCCATGCGGGAAAGAAGACGCTCACCAATAGCGACTTCATGTGACCGGGCGGGATGTTGATGATCAAGCGCCGGATGCGCCCATCTGCCACCGCCATCAAATGTTGGCAAATGGCGTCGATGTGCCAGTTCCACACGAGCGGGGTGGTGGGTTCCAACACATGCCATGCCTGCCGTACAAACTCGGCAAGGTCGCGGCGCGCGAGGTCGGCTTCAGCCTTCGCCAGGATCGCCGTCAGGTTTTGATTTTCTAATGAGTCGTATGAGCGTTGCAAGCTCGTCATCTTCCAGCTTGTCCAGGTCGATGCCTTCGAGGGGATTGCTTTGTTTCTGCTCAGGCTCTTCGTACTTGAGTTGCATCGACTTCTCGCGACGCTCAAGCATCCACGCCGCCGACCGCCAGTCGTCCGACGCCTTGAGCTTGTCGAGTTGCTCAAGTGACTGCTCGACCCACAGGTTACACACCGCATCGTCAAACGCTTCGTCTGCCTTGCGCCAGTTCCATAGAGTCGTGCGGCAGATGCCGACGGCGTTGGCTGCCATCACAAGCGTCGCACCACGTTCAATAAACTCCATGATGCGTTGCTTCTTTTCGGCGTTCTTCCCCGTAAATTTGTATTTATTTTTTTTCATGCTTCTACCCTTATGGTGCAGAAGCGGTGCGCTATTTCGCGCATTTCGGCATGTACACTGACTGAAAAGGTACGGACACACATGACCTGTTCGTGTCGTTTTCGCACGAAAGGATATCACACGCCGTGATCAACCTGCCGATGCGTCTCAACTCACGGCGCAGTTCCTCGCGTTTTTCGCGATAGTGTGAGGCCAACATCTCAATACTGCCGGGTTCGATGGCCTCTTGCTCCCTGAGTCGTTGGCAGTCCTTGAGCAATTCATACGCATCGCGTGGTGGATTGCCTGTGTAGCCTGCCTCTTCTGCTGCATCCGTGCAATTCTTACCCGCCATCCGTGCGATTACCCAAGTTGTTGACTTCATGCCCATGCCTCCACGGGTTGTCTGGTTGGATCGTTGTTGACTCGGCACATGTTCATATCCGCCATCGCCTGCTCAACGATCTGGTCAATGGTGAGAAACCTGTTGTTCAGCGCGCTCTTGCCGATCTTCTCTTCATGCGTGGCGTTGTGCCGCTTGGACAGGGTACGCACGCTGATGGTGTTGACCCGGTTGTCCAACCACAGGTCAAAGATCCAGTCGGGCATGCGGGCGCACGTGCGACGCCGCGCCAACGCGAACACTCGCTTGATGTCCTGCCAGTGGTCATAGTTCGGTGGTACGGTGATCGCCTGCTTCGTGGCCTGCACGATCGGGCGGGCCGGGTCTTGTGATTTAACCCGGTGCACGCTCGCATCATACTCGGCAAACGCCGCGCACATTTCGGGGATGGTGCTGTATCGTTTCATTCTTCACCTCTCAGCACTTCAGCCCATGGTGCTGAATTGAGCGCATAGTTTAGTGCATCCATTTGGTCATCCATGCGGGGGCGCACGACATGCTCCGGAAGGGCGTAAAGATCTTGGAGATCTTGCAGCAAGTGAAGGTTTGGTGAAATGCCTAACCAGTTCGTCAATGACAACACATGCTCCGATTGACCTGCTTGTAGCAACGGCGCCTGGCGTCGGGTAGTCCATCGCTTTGACCTTGAATCGGGCTCGACGCCCTCACATGGTTTGCTTGCTTTGCTCACTCGTACCTCCACCTCACAGGATTGCCTGCCGAATCTGTCTCCGCCACGCGCCCGACAGGGGTGCGCCCCACGAGATCATCGTACACGAGCAATGACGTAGACAGGCCGCGAATACTTCCTTCAACGCGCACGGGTTGTCCCGTTTCCATGGTGATCCACATGTTGCCATTGTCTGTCATGTCGGGATGCCGGTTGCGCGGGCGTGGCGCCATGATGCCATTGCGTTTGAATCGTCGCTTGAAGCTCATCGCTGCCTCCATACGGGTTTGCCCGCTGAATCCAACTCCTGAACGAACATCCGAAGCGTGCCCGATACCGTGCTAGATGTGCCTATGACAAACGGCTTGCGACGCTTCTCGTCGATCTCCATTGATTCGTTGTTGGCATTGAAGCTTATCGTTACTTCTCCACCGGCGGTAAACTCTTGACCGTCTATGGTGATTATTGTGCTTTCAACGTTGGCAACCTTCATCTTTCACTTCTCCCACGATTCGAGCGCCATGTTTAGGTAGTCGCGCAACTTCCTGACATCCTGAGCACTCAGCAACACCGTGGCGCGCTGTTCACCATTGCGGTTTTCCAGTACGCCCATCGCAATACCTTCTCCGAACACACCCACCAAAACGTTGCCTGTGATCTGATCACCGCGATAACCCGTCAGTTTGTTCTCTAACTCCAACCCTCGTCTGATTGCATCATCGGACATCTTTCTTCTCCTTTGCTTTGAGATCCTTACACCATGCCATCCCTGCTCGGCTGCTTGAGAACTCGTGTTCATCACGCCATGGGTATGCTCCGCCGTATACCTTGCGCATGGAGAACCACTCGTGCCCCTTGCGCATCAGTCGGTTGTTCTGGTCACACACCATCACCACACGTTCCGGCGGTGTGGGATTTGCTGTGGGCCTGAGCGCCACAATGGACACCAACATCCACGGCAAGGCGCTAAGTAGCGCGCCCGTGGCGATATACACTGACGGTTTCATAGCCTTTGTCAAAACGTGACCTCCCTGCCTTGGAGCGCTTCAACTCGAATCATCCAATCAAGCGCTTGCTTGTACCCCGGCGGCACAACAACAATTGTCCTGTCGCAATGCGGACACTTGGCTTTTTGATAGTGCCAACGATTCGACTTGAGACAGACGATCTTGCGGAAACAATCATACGGGTTCGGCGCGGTTTTTGTCGGATCGAAAACGGCGGCCCTGGATTCGTTGCGCCTGTCCTCCGCGCAGATCTCACAACCATCTACACACAGATCACGCCCCAACTCCACTTCCACAACAGATTGGCTGAGTTTGACGCACTCAACGAAAAACCCAAAACCAAAATTGTAGCCGTCGCGATGGCCTTGACACCACTTCAGGCTGATGGCGTGGTCCCGATAAGGGCTGTACACCACGCGTTCTTTCGCCCTGGAAACAAGCACCTTGGCGATGGCAATGGCTGGTTCCTTCAAATCGCAAGACTCATTCGCCCATTCAAGGTAGTTATCAGGGTACTCATCCTTGTAATATGCAATCGACCGTACCGAACTGAAAGCTATGTTCAGCTGGTCCTCGTGCGCCTTGGTGAACCACTCGTTCAAAGGCATCAGCGCCAACTCCGCCACGCTCATCGGGTTTATTGGCACCTCTCGACGCAATGTTTTCGTCCGGTAGCGATAGACCTCCAAAACCTCGTGGGCTTCGTGTCTACGGTTGCTTAGGTGAATCCAGTGCAATCTATGGAATTTACGACCTGTCATGACTTCACCTCATTCGCCTTCCACACAGCAACGTCACAACAACGCCTAAGCCATCTTGCAAGCCATTGAAAATTGTAATCAATTTCCTCTCTTTCTCGGATAGTGGAAAGATCCACAAGGCCGGGAATGTAAAAGCGCACTTTGATCACACCATCAATATCATGCAGGCTTACCAGTACATTAGACTCTTGACCCCACCACGCGGCGTCACCTTGCGAGAAGCCAACCTCGCGCCACTGCCTCGAATGGTGGGCGCCCACCATCTTCTCACCGTGTGCTTGCATGATGGTTACGATTATCTGACCCATGGCGTGCAGCACCATCGGAGCCAGGGCATTCAGGAATATCGGGTTTGCAAATATCGGGTTCATCACCACCTCACAAAAAAGTAAATAACACCAATTATTGTGCACAGTTCGGGTGCCAAAAGAATGTAAATGGGCATGTCTCTTTTGGTTTGGTTTTGCATTGCGGTTG